CCCGACAATTTTGCAGACCCAGTTATTGCTGTATATATGTCAGGTAGTGCTTTTGATTATAATACGACTGATTTGTTCAATCAAGACCTACCAAAACAGTTAGGAAAACGTGTTGGTGAACTTCGGGTATCTGGCGAATCACAAATATTTGACAATCAAACATTTAGTTTTGATACAGACGCAACTGGCCATGGTAGCCTAATATTTGTAATAGAATCCGGGCAATGGCAATTAGCAGACATACACGTAACAACAGACAACGATGTCGGATATACACCTAATTATACCAGAATAAAAACATTTATAGAAACAACACATAAAATAGACAATCAGATATCGTTCAAAGTAGAATATTATAATGTCGATGGCGTTGCTAGCAAACAAGTAACATATGTCTACGACAAAGATTGGCTAGGTGGTAACCGTTATGTAGATGGTGATTTTTCCATGCTTACCGGATCTTTGTACATAGCTGACTCTTTGAATAGCGGTATAGCTTTAACCGGTAATGCCAGTACTGGGTTCGTAAGATCATTAGGTTATGATGGATTTGCCGCAGGCTACCCAGGATTTCTTTTATGGAGTGGGTCAGCATTAGCAGGTAGTGCTGGAACAAAAGGTGGAGTTGATTATACTGGAGTGGGTTTAGAAATGTATGCCAATACTGCAAGTTATTTTAGATATGCAACCAATCCATCAGAAATAGATATTCGTACCGATAAATTCTTTTTCGGAAATCCCAGCTCATCATTTATAAGTGGTAGTAATGGTGTTATTGAAATTTCATCTAGTAATTTTGTATTAAGTCCACAAGGTAATGTAACTGCCAGTAATGCACTTTTTGGCGGTACTGCAATTGCGAGCGTAATATTAAATAAAACTATATCTATAACCGCTGCAAACTCTGCTTCATATTTTGACGAAGTTACTACCAATGATGACGTTAATACCCCGGCATATAATTTAATACTCGACGGATCCAACGGTGGAGAAATTGGAATTGCAGTCAATATTGAATGTGTATTAAACAGGCCGATCTTCAACATTTCTCCACCAAATTATGGAACTGGTGCAGAATCTATAGATGTACGAATAGAAAATAATCGAGCTGGGAATAAAATTATTAACAGTTTTCTTGCTAAAGGTGTATCAGCTCCAATTGCATATGATCAAATTGAGCTGTCAAATGGTTCAATTATAGTATTAACTGTCCGCGGCGCGGTATTTTACCCCATAGCCGGCTCAGAAAATATTAGCGGCTTAGCAACTGATGGTTACCTGATACGTAGAAATTTACGTGTCGGCGATGGAGATGGATCAGGAGGAAAAATTATAGTTTCTAGTTCAGTGGATACAAGTATAAGTTTTAAACAATCTGCTTTTGATCTATTTACAATTGGCCATGAAACAACGAGTGAAACGTTTCAAATATCAACAAATTCTAATTTAGATGGTAACCCTGATAGTACTACAACTGTAGCATTATATGTATCTCAATCTCATCAATTATTTTTACCGCAAATAGAATCGGGAGCCGGTACTAGTACTTTAAAGTGGGACTCGACTACTAAAAAAGTAACACATGACACGTCGACTGCTAAAACAAAAACAAACATACAATCAGTCGACAATAGTATTATAAACGATGTTTTAAAATTAACGCCAAAACAATTTAGTTACAAAACTAATACCAATATTATTAATTTAGGATTAATTGCAGAAGACGTTGCACAAGTTAATTCTATATTTGCCATATATGGCCCTGATATACATGGAGATACTAAAACTGACAACATAGTACCCGTAAATATCGATGACAGAGCAATTATCGCTGCATTAGTTGGAAAGGTACAAGATTTAGAATTACGTTTAAAACAACTAGAAACTAAATAAATGATATTTATATAAAATGAAAGAAACTACAGTACTATTTCCAGGAGGCTTTAAACCATTAACCGGAGCCCATTTAGCATTAGCTCAACGCTATGCAGAATCACCCAATGTAGAACGAGTAATTATGCTCATCGGTCCAAAAGAACGAGATGGCGTAAGTCGTGAAGATAGTATGGAGATATTCCGATTAATTAATACTATTCCTAAAATCGAACTTCGTCCAACAGATTTTAATAGTCCAATAACGGCCGCATATGAATTCTTGTTTGCATTACCGCAAGATGATCAAGGATCATACGCAATGGCAGCATCTCGTAAAGGAGATGATTATGTCCGAACATTGAGCTTTCCCGGTAATGTAGAAAAATACAAAACAGTTGGAGACAAGAAAGGACGTAAAATAGCACCTGCGATAGATATCAATCCATCTGAAATAGATGCTGACCCAATATCATATGATTCCGGAGAACCTATTTCCGCCAGCTCAGTACGGCAAGCATTAGCCACCGATGATTACGAAACGTTTGCTACTTCATATCCTGGAGTTAGAGAACCAGTAATTAAAAATATATGGCAAATGTTAAATGGATTGCAAGAAGCAACTTTTAGTAAAGACTGGTGGAGCAATGAATTAGCAGAAGATATAGAAGAAGTAGTTGAGGGATATCAAACTCCAGACTTAGCAAATGCACATACTGCTAAAATGAAAAAATTAAGAAAATATCTAGATGCATCTCAAGGTAAAGAATTTACATATGATTTTAAGAAATTTAAAAAAACTGTGTTTGGCGTTAAATTAACTGAATCAGTATTACAAGAAAATTATATTACCAGATCTGAATTATCACAAATTGAAGCAGCAGCAGATTCATTCTTTTCACAATATGGTATCGATATAAATATGCAAGGTCAATTTACACATTTCTTTGACCGATTAAATGACCCTAGAAATGACTCACCTATTAATATGGATGAGTTGGAAGATATGTTTAGAAAATTAGCTCAAGAACATGGATCTAGAATACAAAGACAAATTGAATTAGAAAGACCATCAGCAGTAGCATCTGATTTGGAATCTGATATACATATGCCATTTATGTTAAAATGGGACGTTAAAAATAAAACTATAGATTTAATTCCTAGAACAATAAAAAAACAACGCAGAGATTGGCGAGTAAATAATCCCAATGATATACATTATAAATTATATGCAGAAGGAATGTTAACAGAAGGCGGTGCAGCTGGACATATGAACCACCCATTTGATTCTAATGGTTTAACATTCAATGACATGAAAGAAATAGTGGCCCGAGCACTCCAGGGACGATTAGATATAGAGGAAGCCGTAACTGAAAAGACGGATGGTCAAAATATACAAGTAACTTGGAAAGATGGACAAATTGGATTTTCTAGGGGAATTAAAACTAGAATCAATCCATTAAGTGTTACAGACATCCAAGATAAATTTGAAGGAAGAGGCCCAGTATCAGATGCATTTGGAAATACCGCAGATGATTTATCAGCAGCTTTTAAACAAATACCTGCAGACACACTTAACGGAATATTCAAAAACGGTAGAGTATTTGCAAATATGGAAATTATATATCCAGCAACACAAAATGTTATCGCATATGAAACAGCAGTTCTTCAATTTCATAACTTGGTAGAATATGATATCGAAGACAAAGGCCAAGTCATAGAAACTGACTTATCCGGCGGTGGAGTATTACAAAAAATAATACAAGATGCCAATGCTCACCTACAAAAAACATTTTCTTTTATACCTCCAAATAAAATACAATTGGGACAAATAGAAGATTTCGAAGATAAGCAAGATGCATTCTTTGCTGAAATAGATAGTTTAAAAAATCAATTCGGATTAAAAGAAACTGATGTGGTTTCTGAATATCATAAAGCATGGTGGAAAGATGTAATACGTGAAAAAGCGTATCAAATGGATTATGAAATTCCCGAAGATATATTAGAATTATTAACATACCGATGGGCATTAAATGATAAATCTACTAATATTACTAAAATTAAAAAACTAATAGATAATCCAGAATTTTTAGAATGGGTAATATTATTTGATAAGAAAGACTTTAAAGCATATCAAAAACAAAATATAGAACCATTCGAATCCATATTTTTACGACTTGGAGTAGTAGTTCTAAAAAACATTAAAAACTATTTAGCAGCTAATCCTAAAAAAGTAGTTCAACAAATTAAACGCGATTTATTAGAATTAATAAAAGAATTACAAACATCAGATGATCCAAACACACTTAAAAAATTAGAAACCGAACTTAAAAAAATACAACGCATCGGTGGATTTGATTCAATTGTACCCACAGAAGGTATTGTATTCACATATGGAGGCAATACTTATAAGTTAACTGGGTCATTTGCACCAGTAAATCAGATACTAGGAGTGTTAAAATACGCAAGGTAATATTTATATTAAATAAACGGAAAGAACATGGCAGAAAAACATAAGAGTAAATGGAAAGCACCTAAAGACGAAGCTAAGTCTCAAAAACCAGAAGCAAGAAAAGATCTTAAAGATTATACCGCACCTGACGCTCACGGTATGGTTCCTAATTTAGTATCGGGAGTACAACCATTGGTAGCAAGAAAATATGCTACTGAGGTAATTGATAACATAGAAAATATGGTTCCCGAAATTAAAGACCGATTATATAAAAAAGTTGAAGACGGTGAATATTCTGCAGAACAAGCCGCTAAAGTATTTATAAAACTACAGACGGCCGATACCGATGGGTTCTTAAAAAAATTAGAACGTATTGATCATGGTGCCATTACTAATTCATTAGTTAAACCAGAAAATGAAGAATCAATTAAAGAGAGTATTTCTAAATTATCGGAAGCACAAAAAGAACAATTGGTACGAAAATATATTAGAAAAAAAATCACAAAAGTTTTAGTAGAACAAAACCAAGGCGATCCAACACCACCAGTAGAAACACCACCAGCAGAAACACCACCAGCAGAAACGCCCGAGACTCCAGTAGAAACACCACCAGCAGAAACGCCTGAGACTCCAGTAGTACCAGAAACTCCAGAAACACCTGTAGATCCAGTTGCCGCTGCAGCACAGAAGAAAACACAAGCTATAAAAGACTTTACCGCAGTCCTAGCAACCGAAAATTCCGAAGATACTATAATTCAATATGTAGAAACCGCACTAGGACCATTAGTTGGATCTATGAACCAAATGGAAGGCAAGAAGTTTCGAGACGTAAAACACTCAGCATTAAAAGCTTTAAGACAAATTACGCCAACCAAAGCAACAAAATAACATATGGGAAAAACAAACAAGTTACAAAACATTAAAGCTGTTCAACAAATGATTGACGGCAAACACAAGTTCCAAACAAAAAAAACTATAGGATTTTCAGATGCGGAAGCAACAAAAAAACGCAATGAACATCATGAAATTGGTGATACGTGGGAAGACGTAAATGGTAATGGTGACATATATATTGTAGAGCAATTCGACGGCTTCCGAACTAGAAAACCAAAAAATTCAGAAGTATTTAGTGAAATTCGAAAAGAATTAAAATCATTTCCAAATTGTTTAGACACATGTAAAGGAGTAGATCCAGATTATTATTTAAATAAGAAAATGCGAGCAATACATGGTATGTGCTTTAATTGTGTTATTGATATGGAACATGAATTAAAAAAACAAGGTAAATTTGAAGATTATGCTCGAGAAAAAGTTAACGCCAATGCAATGGCTTGGTTAAAAAAAGCAGAACAGGACGTTGAAATGTTACGAGATGCATATACAACCGCTTCAAAATTAGTTATCAACGGTGATGGTGAAACTGAATCGTGGGCAGCAAAAATGAGTCCCGAAGAATTCGAAGAAAAAATTATTAACGGATTTAAAATATATAAAGAAGATTTTTTAAAACAATTAAATAAACAAGTTACAGGAGAAAATAATGAGCATTTGGAAGAAGATTAAATTGTATTGGTTATGGATCATAGGTGGAGTAGTTGCATTAATTGCAATTATATCTACATTTGGAAATATATTCACAAACCGAAGTATACGTAAGACACAAGAAAAAATTGACGACAACGAGAAAAAGATCGATCGAGTCAAAGGAAAAGAAGATCACGTTAAAACCGAAAAACTACGAGTTAAGGCAGAATTAGATGATCTTAAAAAAATAGTAGCAAAAACAAAAACTACTAAACGTAAGCCACCAGCAAAGAAAGCACCAGCAAAATCAGGAACAACAAACTCTGCAAAGAAAAATATTGTTTCCAAAACGAAAAGAACAAAATGAAAACGTTAATTTTCATATTATGTTTTCCAATACTTGGCTTCGGACAAACAGTAACTGATACATGTTTTACTACACAACAAATACATGATATATCTGAAACATTGGATAACCTGTATTATACTGACTCTATTAATAACACTTTAATAACACAACAAGAATCAGTTATTATAAAACAAGATCAATTAATACGTTTAGATTCAGTACAACTAGTATATAAACAACAACAAATTGACTTATTAGAATCTAATATAAATTTATATGTTAAACAACAAAAACAACTTCAGCCAAAATGGTTTAACCATAAAATGGTTTGGTTTAGCGCTGGGATATTAACATCGATACTAACTGCTAAGTTAATTATAGAGGTAGTTCAATAATGGCGAATCCAAGTATAAAAGAAATAATACATCAGCAATACCAAATGTGTGCCGCAGATCCAACGTTCTTTATGCGACAATATTGTTATATACAACATCCAAAGCGCGGTAAGATTAAATTTAACTTATATGATTTTCAAGAAGAATCATTAAAAATGCTTGAAACTAACAGATATAGTGTTATATTAAAGTCTAGGCAATTAGGTATATCAACATTAACGGCCGGAGTTGCATTATGGAATATGTTGTTCAAAGAAGACTTTAACGTATTGGTTATTGCCACGACACAAGAAGTAGCAAAAAATCTTGTTACTAAAGTTCGGATAATGCATGACAATCTTCCTAGTTGGTTAAAAGGAACAATTGAAGCTGATAATAAATTATCTTTAAAATTTAAGAATGGTTCACAAATCAAAGCCGTTTCATCTGCAACTACAGGAGCACGGTCAGAAGCACTATCATTATTAATAATAGATGAAGCAGCATTTATCCGAAATATTGAAGAAATATGGATAGCATCACAAGCAACCCTATCAACTGGTGGTGGAGCGATAGTATTATCTACACCTAATGGTATAGGTAATTGGTTTCATAAAACGTGGGTAGATTCAGAAACGAATCCAAAAACACAATGGAAGCCTTTAAAATTACATTGGACAGTTCATCCAGATCGCGATATTGAATGGCGTGATGAACAAACTCAATTATTAGGAGAACGAGGTGCAGCTCAAGAATGCGATTGTGATTTTATAAGTTCTGGACATACTGTTATAGATGGTAAAATACTTATTGACTATCAAGATAAATGTATAGACCCAATTGAAATGCGTGGGTTTGACAATGGTTATTGGGTTTGGGAATATCCCGACTATTCAAAAAATTATATCGTAGTAGCTGATGTTGCACGTGGAGATAGTGCTGACTGGTCTGCATTCCATGTTATAGACGTAGAAACAGTTACCCAGGTTGCCGAGTACAAAGGCAAGATACCACCGAAGGATTTTGGTAACATGTTAGTAACGGTTGCAACTGAATGGAACAATGCATTATTAGCAATTGAAAATGCAAATATAGGATGGGCAGCAATTCAACCCGCATTAGATAGAAGTTACGAAAATTTATTTTATACATACAAAGACGATGGATATGTCGATACTGAGGTACAACTTCAGAAAGGGTACGACATGAAAGATAAAACAAAAATGGTACCTGGTGTGTCGACTACTACTAGAACAAGACCATTAATGATATCAGCATTGGAAATGTATATGCGTGAAAATACGCCTGTGATACGCAGTAAACGGCTCTTACAAGAGCTATTTGTGTTCATCTGGTTAAATGGTAAAGCACAATCCCAGCAAGGCTATAACGATGACTTAGTAATGAGTTTCTGCATCGGCCTATGGTTACGAGACACCTCTTTAAAATTAAGACAACAAGGAATTGATTTAAATAAACAAGCACTATCACAATTTCGAAAATCAGATAATGTTATATATACCGGCAAAAATAAACCAGCAAACAGTGGGTGGGATTGGAATAATGGCAAGGATGAAGAAGGATTAACGTGGTTAGTATAAAATTTGCTTGGTTCTTTAACAAGTTATATTTATAATAAAAGAAATACTATATGGCGTCTTTAAGAAAACGGTTACGAAATTTATTTAGCACCAACGTGATTGTACGCGTTATTGGCAAAGATAAATTAAAAATTGTCGATTCAAATCGGTTACAGTCCGCAGGGAATTTATCGGCAACCAAATTAGCCGACAGATATACCCGACTACATGGGTCGAATAAACATCGGGTTGGTGGCATTAATGGTGGTTATGACTCTAACTATTATATGCACCAAAATCGTATGCAATTGTATACCGATTATGAAATGATGGACCGAGACCCAATCATTCATTCAGCATTAGATATATATTCAGATGAGTCTACATTAGCAGATCAATTCGGTGATATACTTACAATTAAAACTAATAATACAAAAGTTCAAAAAATACTTTATAATTTATTTTATGACATTTTAAATATTGATTTTAATATGTGGGCATGGATTAGAAACATGACCAAGTATGGAGATTTCTTCCTAAAACTAGACATTGCTGACGAAATTGGAATCATTAATGCCAGACCATTCTCGAGCTATGAAATTGAACGCTATGAGGAGTATGATGAGGCAACCGGAGAGTATGACATCAAATTCCGTCACATCTCGAGCTTCGAAGAGTCATATGAAACTTTCGAAATTGCACACTTTAGGTTGTTATCCGATTCGAACTTTTTACCATATGGTCGATCCATGCTCGAAGGAGCAAGACAAGAATTTCAAAAATTAACAATGCTGGAGGATGCAATGCTTATCCATCGGATAATGCGAGCACCAGAGAAGCGAATATTCAAGATAGATATAGGTAACATACCACCGAATGAGGTAGACGCATTCATGGAGCAAATTATAGTGAAGATGAAAAAAATTCCACACGTTGACCAGAACACCGGGAATTATAATTTGAAATTTAATCTTAATAACATGCTCGAAGATTACTTCTTACCGGTGCGTGGAGGCCAATCATCTACAGAGATAGATACACTACCGGGCATGACATGGACAGGTATAGATGATATTGAATATGTAAAGAATAAAATGATGGCTGCTCTTAAAATACCAAAACCATTTTTAGGTTATGCCGAAGGAGTTGAGGGTAAAACTACATTAGCATCAATGGACATTCGATTTGCCCGTACCATAGAGCGAGTCCAAAAAATTATGGTTTCTGAATTGTATAAAATTGCAATCATTCACTTGGCATCGCAAGGGTATGAGGGCGAAGATTTGGTTGGATTTGACCTAGCATTGACATCACCATCTATCATATATGATCAGCAAAAGGTAGCATTATTGAACGAAAAAATTAATCTTGCTAACACAATGAAAGACAGTAAATTAGTATCAGATAAATACATATATGAGTTTATATTTAACATGTCCGAGGAACAATGGTTGCAAGAAAGAACCAATGTCATAGAAGATCTTAAATTAAGATTCCGTCAAAATCAAATTGAACAAGAGGGCAACGATCCTACCATAACTGGAGCATCATATGGTACGCCCCACGACCTAGCATCGATGCATATGAGCTCCGATGAAGTTGAAGAGAAAGATCCAGGCGGCAGGCCTAAGGAAGGAATAAAATATGGACAACATGCAAATGCATTTGGGTGGGATCCTACCGGTCAAAAAACATTGAAGCAGGCCTTTGATCTGGATAATCAAAAAACCACATTCCAACCCGACTCGCGTAAAAGACAAATGACAATGACATCGGAAAGTCAAAACATTTTAAAGCATTTTGCAGATAAAAAAAATAAAAAAATAATTTCAGAAAGCTTAAACGCAGAACCAAAAGATACCGATTCGGGAACTATGTTAGATGAAAACAATATTTTATAAGTTGTACCATATTTATTAATAAATAAAACTACTGGCACCAGTATGAAAAAATTAAAACATTCGAAATATAAAAATACCGGTATTTTATTCGAGATGCTTGTTAGAAAATTAACATCAGAAACGATGTCGTCTAACAAAACGGTAACGATAGATATCATTAAAAAGTATTTCGGTAAGAATACAGAATTGGCAAAGGAATTGCACCTTTATAATTCAATAATAAAAGAACAACATAAAACTGAGGCCCGAGCTTTAGATTATATTAGAACTATACGAGAGTCATATTCTAATTTAAATCAAAGTGTTTTGAAACGTCAACGATATAATTTAGTTAAAGAAATATCAGAAAAATTTATATTTGAACGTATATCTAAAATTCATATTACTAATTATAAGACTTTAGCATCTATATACATGTTATTCGAGTATAATGATTCACATAATCCAAAACGGTTAATGGAATGTAAAACTGAAATATTAGATCATGTATTGATTACAAAAAAACAATCGATACCAAAAGATGTGTTAATAGAAGAGTTTTCAAAACAAGAAAAGAGTACTCGATTATTAACATATAAATTAATGATTGATAAATTTAACGATAGATATTCTGGATTATCTGAATCCCAAAAACAATTGTTAAATAAATATATTACCAACGTTAATGATACAGAATCATTACGTGAATACGTCCAGACAATAATTCCAAAAATTAAAACTCAATTATCGACACATGGTAAAACAATAACAGATACTGTAACTAAAATTAAAGTTGAAAAATTATCTGAAATGCTTTGTAATGTAGAGACAATGAAAAAATTAAACGAATCCCATATAATATCATTAATGCGATATATGGATTTAATAGATGAATTAGGAGAGATACATAAATGAATTCATTCTTAAAACAAATAGAAACCAGCTTTGAATTAATTGATTCCGATAATGGGGATTCAATCCCAAATGTTAAAGATTCTGGAGTTATGTTAAATGAACATATAATTACATTTACTAAAGACGAAATGGATACATTACACGACAAAGACGGTGAAGTAAAAAAAACAGATTCAGACGGCACCGAACATATATATAAATTTGAATCTGCCCCGGACGATATAGAAGAATCATCTACATCAGCTGGAGCCGGAGCATATAATACTCCTAGAGCATTTGCCCCAACTACGAATAATAAAAAAGCAACCGCGGCAACTGGAATGACACTAGCCCCAAAAGGATCATTAAATACATTACATACCGAACAATATAATCGAGTCCAAGAAAAAATGGATACTAAATACGAACATCTTATCGAAGGATATAAGAGTTTTGCATTAGGTAACCCAGGATCTAGTCCTACTAGAACTGTAAATGCAAGTATACGTGAAGTAGCAAAACAATTAAAGAACATTGAAGAGACGATTAACCATACCATTCGATTAAAAACTGAATCAGGTATAGCACACTCGGGGTTTACAAATGGAACACTAAATGCAGTACGGAAAATATCAGAACGGTTAATTAAAATATCAGAGCGAGTTAGATCATTAGGAGAGTAAGAAGATGTCAAAACCATTATTAGTAGAATATATGCAATTTAATCCAATTGGATCAATCAATGAAACCAATGGAGATAAATTTGGTGTACCGGGCGGATATATTGTACAAGGCATTTTACAACGTGCAGGATCAAAAAATCAAAATGGCCGTGTATATCCAAAAGCTATTTTAATGAGGGAGTGTCAACGATACCAACAAGAGTATATAAACCAGAATAGAGCTTTAGGAGAATTAGATCACCCAGAGTCTAGTGTTGTTAATTTAAATAATGTTTCACACAATGTTTTAAAAATATGGTGGGAAGGTAATGATCTAAAAGGCACCGTGCAAGTATTAGATACTCCATCGGGTAATATATTAAAGGCATTGTTTAAAGCTGGCGTTACATTAGGCATATCTTCACGGGGATTGGGCAGTGTAAAGGAATTAAGAAATGAAGGTGTTGTTGAAGTACAAGAAGATTTTGAATTAATTTGTTGGGACTTTGTTTCGAACCCATCTACCGATGAAGCATTCATGCGACCAATAAAAGAATCAGTAAATAAAACAATAACACCGAATAAATATAAAAAAGTAAACGACATCATTACATCTATACTATGTGAAGATGGAAAATGTAGGATATAAATTATGATGAAATTTGAAAATAAAAAATTGCAATTGATACGAGATTTAGTGAATGAAGGCTATGGTGGAACTAAAACAACAGTATTTAATGAAGAGCCAGCGCCAATGACTATTGAAGAAAAGAAGATGTTTTCAGAATCATTAAAAACATTTAGTCAATTGGGTGAATCTATATATAGTGAACGGAAATTAGCAGAAGCTGTTGATCAAATTGAACGTATGGTAGAAATGGCCCAACGTTTAGTAAATGAAGACTCTAACGATGTTGTGGAAGCAACTTCAGCCGGTAGACATTTCAAAGGTATGGGTGATGCATTAAAGGAATTAAAGAAATCATGTAGTGAAATTGTATTACATGAACGCAAAGCTTCACAATGCTATGAAGACATTGCTGAAGGTCTCCAAAAGTATTATTCTATTTAATTGGATATCTGGATATTTATTTATATAATATAAAAGAATGATAATGAGTAAAGTTAAAAAATTGTATCGAGACTTTTTTGGATTGAAGGAAGCAACTGTACAGTCAGCTGCGGAGATTGAACAAGCAACAGCTGCATTAGCTAATTTTAATAAAGAAGCAGAAAATATACCAGATTCATTAACAACAGAAGAACTTATAGATGAAGCTCAATTGGTAAATAACCTTAAGGATTATAATGGTCACGTTATATATCAACTCCGCGATTCACAAGAAGCATTACCAGTAGCAAAAGAAATTCAGCAATGGACTACTAAAAAAGGCTTTACTATTATCGCTCACAAAAAATCAAAAACAGGTCGTACTGGATATTTCTATTTTAGAATAGGAGAAGATCCTGGTACTGAGTCACAAAAGATTCAAGGGTATTTTTCACAACTTCCAGAACTAACTAAGTTTGCATTTAAAAAACCAGGCCAACAACAACCAACTCCAGATATGCAAATGCAAACAAGAACCGCTCCTAGGAGAACAATTAGAAAAATTTAAATAAGTTATATAATGAGTAAAAAAGTAAAAGAACACAAAAGCATCATATCAGGTGCACCATCTGCAATTAAAGTAATTGACAAAGACATTGGATTTGCATTAAAAAGCTTTAAACGAAAAATTAAACAATTGGGAGTGTTAGATGTAGTTAAAGAAAATCGAACGTTTACTAAACCAACCGCTAAACGTAGAGCAGTACTTATCAATGCAAAATATATGCAAAAGATTCGAGATATGCATCGAGACGATTAATTAATAATATAATATTATAAGCCCTAGCAGAAATGTTAGGGCTTTTTTACTGTTTTTTAATTAGCCTTATATTTATACTCGAAATACGCTATTTTCTATATAGTGTCTAGTAAATAAACAATTCTATTAAGATTTCAAATAATCTTATTTCCAAAAAACAAATTTAAGGAGAAAACTATGGCAAAATCAGATTTGCTAAAAGAAGCAATTGCGGATGCTAAAGCGGTTAAGGCAACTGCATTAGCTAATGCTAAAATTGCATTACAAGAAGCTTTCGCTCCAAGAATCCAAAGTATGCTATCAGCTAAACTGTCTGAAGATTTATATTCTGAACAAGAAGAAGAAATTGAATTAGGCGATGACGAATTAGCCGGCGAAGAAATGCCAGTTGATGATATGGGTGCAATGGACGACATGGGTGGTGAAGGTGAACCAATGGGTGACGAAATGCCAATTGATGGTGAAGGTGAACCAATGGACGTGGGTGATATCGAAATTGATACCGACATGGATGGTGAAATTGACTTTACTGGTGACATAATGTCAAAACCAGGAATGGAAGCAGAACCAGAAATGGGTGACGAAATGGGTGACGAAATGCCAATGGATGGTATGGAACCAGAATTAGAACCAGGTATGGAAGACGAGATGGATGGCGAAATGAGTGCTGAATTAGGCATTGAGGAAATCATCAAAGAGTTAGAAGAAGACATGGATGATGATCCATATGCAGAGGGAACAGACGAAGTATATCTTCCTGAAGAAACTCCATATGCTAATGAATCTATTGACTCAATCATTGAAGCAATCCTAGCAGAAGAAGATCCAATGGCTACAACAGAAGCCGGACAAACAGTAACTTCAAGTAAACCAATTAATGAGGTAGAAATCGATGAAGAAACAAATGAAGAAGTCGAAACAGTAAAAGAAGAGCTTGAAGAAGCTTATCGTACAGTCAGACATCTTAAATCAGTCATCAATGAAGTTAATCTTCTAAATGCAAAACTTCTTTATACGAACAAATTGTTCAGAAACTTTGAGCTTAACGAAGCCCAAAAAATGAAAGTTATCGAAAACTTTGACAGAGCAGCAAACACAAGAGAAGCAAAATTGGTATTTACAACTTTAGCAGAATCTTTCCATACACCAAAAGGTAAACGGAAGATAGTTAAAGAATCAAGATCAATGGCGTCTAAACCTGTTGCAACAACTGCACCATCAAGGAAAACAACGCAAGTATTAACTGAAGGCCATGAGTTGGCTAACAGATGGAAAAAACTTGCCGGATTAATTAAGTAAAAAACTAAAAAAAAAAAGGAAATTACAATGAGCCTTAATTCATTATTACAAAGTCCTGATACATCTCAAAGACTAGCAGCCAAAGCGCATGTTACAAAATGGGAAAGAACAGGATTATTAGAAGGACTCCACACGGAGACCGAAAAAGCCTCTATGGCTATGTTGCTTGAAAATCAAGCAAGACAATTAGTAAAAGAATCAAACGCTACAGGTACGGCAGCTGGTTCTGAAGAATGGGCTGGTGTAGCACTTCCATTGGTAAGAAGAATCTTTGCTGAATTTGCAGCTAAAGAATTTGTTTCTGTACAACCAATGAATTTGCCATCTGGTCTTATATTTTATTTAGATTTCAAATATGGTACAGCTAAGCCTGGATTTGATGATGACAATTTAGATGTAGCTGGTACAGCGACTCATCCATTTGGTGCTCCAGATGCAAATGACTCTATGTTCGGTGTTACAAATACATCAGGCGATCCTAGTGGTGGTCTTTATGGTGCTGGTAGATTTGGATATTCAATTCCAGACGTATCAGAAGCTTTAGCAGCCACAGCAGCAACTACCGGTTCAGCTGGAGCAGTTGCAGCAGGTGCTTCAAGTGCATCAATGAATTTCGATTCATTATATACTGCAAATTCATTACAGTATTTTGTATTAGAAGTTAATCTACCTACTGACGCTGATAAGTTAGCAATTAGATCATTTACTTTAGCATCTGGATCGTTAAATACAGAAATCATCCCAGTACAAGCATTTTCAACCGTGACTGCAGATTATACAGCATCATTTGTTGTAACGGCATCATTGGGAGTTGCAATACAAGCAGCTATAGACGCTGGTGCAGTAGCAGGTGGATTGGATATTAAATATAGTACACAACCAACCGATATTACAAGAGGTGACTTTGAGGATAAAAATCCATTCAAAGGAACTAATGGCGGAACGACGGGTATTAATGAAGGTACTGATATTGATATTCCAGAAGTTAATTTGGAACTTCAATCAGAACCAATTGTTGCTAAAACACGTAAGTTGAAGGCTGTATGGACTCCTGAGTTTGCTCAAGATCTTAACGCTTATCATTCTATCGATGCAGAAGCAGAATTAACTTCAATGTTGTCTGAGTATGTATCAATGGAAATTGATTTAGAGATTCTTGATATGTTGATTTCATCTGCTCCAACTACTGAGTATTGGTCAGCTGTTAACAATGAACAATGGAATGGTAGTACTGGATTTGATCAAACAACGGCAACCACCGGTGGGTTCTATAACACGCAAGGTGGATGGTTCCAAACTCTTGGTACTAAACTGCAAAAAGTTTCAAATAAAATTCACCAAAAGACATTGCGTGGTGGTGCTAACTTCTTAGTTACATCTCCATCAGTGGCAACAATCCTAGAATCAATTCCTGGATTTGCGGCAGACACTAACGGTGATAAAATGGAATTTGCAGCAGGTGTACAAAAGATTGGTGCAATCAATAACAGATACACTGTTTATAAAAATCCATACATGAAAGAGAATGTAATACTTATGGGCTTTAGAGGTTCTCAGTTCCTAGAAACAGGCGCAGTTTTCTCTCCATATGTTCCTCTTATTATGACTCCACTAGTATACGATCCTGTAAACTTCACTCCTCGTAAAGGTGTAATGACACGTTACGCGAAGAAAGTAGTTCGTCCAGAATTCTACGGAAAAGTATATGTGAAGGGATTAGAGACTATTTAATAACTTATTTAGTTAATAATTTTTTAATTTAACGAATTAACAATTGATATGGAAAGGGTGGCTTCGGCCACCCTTTTTTACTGTTTTGATATTTATAATAAAAGAAATACTATGGCAGTTCCAAGAACAAAATATGAGATGTTTGCAGACATACGGTATGACGGCCGACTTGTAGACGTATTAGATCGTATACGAGCGATCCGATTAGTTTTAATGGTTCATATAGAACAAGATTTGGGCCCGAGCAAAGAATTGGTAAAAATTAAAATATTAACACCATATCCAGCAAATAAATCATTCGAAGCAGTTAGGCAAATGTGCCTAGGTAAAATCGAAACACTTAAAGATATGTCATATCGGCGATCTACACTTACTAAATTATAATAACAAAGTTACATTATGACAACACCAAACCGGGAGAAAACTCCACCAAAGAACAACATAAAATTTTCAATAACATTATCAGACGAACAAAAACTAGCGAAAGCAAAAATATTAACGACTCCATTTAATTTTATATTAGGTAAAGCTGGATCTGGAAAAACGTTATTAGCAGTACAAGTTGCATTAGATAAATTCTTTAAACGAGAAGTTGATAAAATTATAATAACAAGGCCAACTGTATCAACTGAAGATATTGGGTTCTTACCTGGCTCGTTAGAAGAAAAGATGGGTGAATGGTTAGTTCCTATACGAAGTAATATGAGAAAAGTATATAATAAACCAGATCTATTAGAAAAAATGGAAAAGGAAGAAAACATTGAATTAGTTTCATTAGCACATTTTAGAGGACGTACTTTTGATAATGCTATATGTATAGTAGACGAATTCCAGAATTTAACTAAACAGCAATTACAAATGGTTGTAAGTCGTTTAGGTAAGCATAGTACTATGATTCTATGTGGCGACAGATATCAAATAGATTTAAAATTTAGAAATGATTCTGCAATACACGAAGTACCAAAAATAAAAGAATCGATATATGTAAATGAAACTATTTTAACAGATAATCATCGACATGAGTCTTTAGAAGAAATTTTAAACCTATTAAATGAAAAGTATTGATATTTATATTAAAGGATAACTAATGGATTACTCAGAAAATAAACCCATATGGCCAGGAAGCTCATCATTTAGCCCCGGAAACACCCCATTTGGATTTTTTGATAATGATTCATCATTTCAATCTGAGGCCGATTCGTTTGCTAAATTTGCTGCAAACCATGTTGGATATCCTATAATGGATGTCGAACTTATTGATATTAATTTTTATACTGCATTTGAAACAGCCGTAATTGAATATTCAAATCAAGTTAATCAAATCAATATTGTTAATAATTTAATGAATACATTAGGTGTTAATACTGGTTCTAGTTTTTTAACAGATCAAGGATTAACGGGAGCGTTAGTTGGAAACAGTTTAGGCTACGTGACGCGTTTATCAAAAGCATATGGTACTGAAGCAGATTCAGGCGGTACCGTTAAATGGTATAGTGCATCAATTGATGTAGTTGATGGTCAACAAACATATAGTATACGGCACGCAGTTTCATCTTCGTTAGGGATAGATATAACAAATAATAACGCAATTGAAGTGAAACGGGTATTACATAATCCTCCACCTGCTATTGTTAGATATTTCGATCCATTTGTTGGAACTGGTATGGGTTCTCAAAATTTAATGGATGCCTTTGACTTTGGTGGATTTTCACCATCTGTTAATTTCATGATGATGCCACTCCATATGGATTTATTCCGACTACAAACTATAGAGTTTAATGACAGAATTAGAAAATCACACTTTTCATTTGAGATACATGGCGATGATATACGATTATATCCTGTCCCAGGTACCCAGGGAACCATGGCTACTCCATATTTTGATAGAGTTTGGTTTGAGTTTTTATTCGAAGAAGATAAAACCAATGATGGGCTCTTATTCGGTAATACAGCACTTTTAAACGATGTTGTTTCAGACGCATCCAATATACCATATACATATCAAAAGTACACTAACATTAATGACATGGGGCGTAGCTGGATATATAGATATGGAGCGGCATTAGTAAAAGAAACATTAGGATATGTTCGAAATAAATATTCAAGCGTACCAATCCCAGGCGGCGAAGTAACACTTAATGGAGGTGATTTGGTAACTCAAGGCCAATCAGAACAAGTAGCATTAACGGCACAATTAAGAGAATTTTTAGACAAATTAACAAAAGAACAAATGTTAACTAGACAAAATACTGAAGCAGCTCAAATGCATGAAATATTAGGAAAAGTTCCATTAAAAATATATATCGGATAGGAGGTAAAATATGGCATTATTTGGTGGACAACGAGATGCAAAATTTTTAGCTGCTATTAATGCTGAGCTGATTAACGCTGTAATTGATACTGAAATTGAGTTTTTTAAGTTAATTGTAGAATCGTCTGACTCAAATTTATACGGCGAATCGCCAAGTAAATCATATTATAATTCAATATTGATTCCGTGTGTGATTACTAAAGACGATAAAACTGCTAATATGGATGATTATGGTCAAACATATACTCGTACTGGTAAATTTGCAATATCCAGAGACTTG